GTTCATCTCTAACTAGAGAAAAGACATCGTTAATATAATTAGATCCAGGGTTAACATTTTCAAAGGCAACAATAGTACCAATATCAAATGGTGTTAAGTCGAAGGCTTCATCCATTGGTGTTGCAAGAGTAACTGGGCTTGCAGTACCTGACATTGGAATTAACGCAGGCGGTACAGTATTAAAATCTGAAGAGTTTAATGGAACACTTAGGAAGTTTGAAATTACATCGGTAATAAGAGAAACGTTTTCGATATTAGTAAGTTCTTCAACCTTAACATGAGTTGGATCACCGGTATTAGCATATAATGGACCTGGTGAAGAATCGTTTTTACCAGCAACTGTAAAGATGTCACCTGTTTTTGTTACTGGGTCGTATGCAGTATATGTTACACCTCGAGCAGCAGACGTGATATCTCTACTAATATCAAACTCATCTCCTGGTTCCATTTTAACACCAACGGCAGAAATATTCTGACCAATTACTGTACCTTGGTTACCAGCTGTATCTGTTAAAACTTCTAGTTCTACAAATTCTGTGTTTGCGTTATTTAAAATGAAAACTTGATTTGAAACTAAAAGTTTTGTATTTAAAATAGTATATCCAAAACCGCCGTCTTCTAAATCATATGAAACAGTACCAGTAAACTCGTCTTGTAATCCAGTAACAATAGCTTCACCGCCTGCACCGTACTCACTTTCAATTCCAAGAATATCGCCAATCTTATTTCCGGTAGTACCACCATAAGCTAAGTCAATATCAAGTGAACTTGCTGAACCATTAAGTTTACCAAACGCAATGTCTGATCCATTAATTCTTGTTAGAATATCATCGTACTTTTCAAACTTACCTTTTGGATCAGTAATATAGATAATAGGTGTAAGTGTACCATTTAAATATACAAAGTTAATTTTATCAACAATAGCTTTTGCTTTTGAAATAGAACCAATAATATTTCTACTTAAAAGGTCTTTATACTCATACCTAGTAACACCATCAGGTGCAAGGAAATTATTATTGTTTGGAAACATTTGAAGATAAGTACCGGTCTTCCAATTAGAATCAGAAGGCTTAAACATATACTTAGATGGATAGCTTACGTAAACATCATCTTGGAAAAACAATCTAAAGAAAAGTATAATACCAGACTCAGTACCTTTACGTCTGTATAAATCCATAATGTTTTTAATTACGAATTTTACAACATCATCATCTAAAGCTGGAAGGTCAGCCATATATTTCTTTTTATAGAATACAATCATTGAAGCTAAGGTAGTTCCAATGTCTCGGTATTCAAACATTCTTCGAGCGTTATATACACCCATGTTAGGTTGATCTTCTACAAACCTATAATATTGTTCAACCATGTCAACAAGTTCTTTACCGTTTTCACGGTATATAGCTGGAAACTGCTGAGCTATTTTAAATGCAATATTTTTTTCAACTAGTGTGACTTGGTTGTCAGCCATTTTATTTGACCTCTATCATGTTAATAGTAACATCATTATCATCAAGAATAAAGATTCTACCGCTTGGAGACTTGATGTCATCTTTGGCTGTTGTTACCATTACTCTAATACCTGAACCTTGATAACCCTGTGTTTGGAAACCAATTAAGTTAATCTCGCCTGTTTGGTAGTTAATATTACCAGCAATTGGATTTACAACCTGTGGGTTAACTAAATCTGAAGTAACAATTTGGATATTACCATTACCATCGTCTTGGAAGAAAGAATCTAAGTTATTATATTGGAATACACTACTCTTAACCGCCGGTTTATAATCAGTAAATCCTTTAGCAGGGTTAAACGGATATGGCTTAATAAGCTCTGCAAAGAATTTAAATGCAGGGCTTGCTGAAACATTTAATGGTGGTGAATATATGATATAAGGACAAGCCATAACTTCGTTACTAACGAATGCATTAGTTTCAGCACCATCAATTGCTGAACTCATTTTTGAAACTCTTAATGTTGTATTAAAATCATCAAGGTTATTTGTGGCATAAGTAGTAATTGCGTTCCTTGCTAATAATTCTAATTCACCAACTGATTTCTTTGTAATCTTAGGATCAAAATAAACATTTACATTAACACAACCGTAAATAAATTCTGAATCAATAAAGATTGGTTCAATAGCAATTGGTGTTTTATCTCTTAGGAAAGAAATATAAGCACTTGATAGTGTTGAAGATAATCCTTCTCTACCTTCTCCTAAGTAAACTGAAATAGCAACCTTACCAAACTGTGGTGGGTCAAGTGATTCTCCACCATAAGCAGCAATTGATTGAATTTCTGGAAACTGTTGTTTAAGAATAATTTCATAATCGTTTGTAGTGATAGCTCGTTCTTGAATTTGAATAGACTTAGGAGCAAAGTAACGAATACTTTCTAATGATTCTCTTTCAGTACCACCCGCCGCAGGAGAAACAGTTTCTACAGTTGCTTCGGCTGTTTCTGATGTTAAGCCAAGATTAAAAGAAAATGCGCCATTTGCTTCTGCACCAGATGTAATTCTATATCTTACACGAATATCTTCAAATGCTTCAGGCTGTAAACCAAATACGTTATTACCAAAGTAAATCGTATATCTTCCATCGTAATATGGTTCTACATAAAATACTTTATCTAATGGACCTACACCAAAAATATCATTCTTACGTAGGAATACGTTTTGGTTTTCAGTTTCTTCAGCGTCAACAAAAACTTCTACTGAATCTATGTCGGCGTTTTCGTTAGATAAAATAACTCTTAAGATGCCATCGTCACCAATGAAATAACCTTCACGTTCAAAGCTTGCTAACATTGCGCCTTCAAATACTTCTACGTTTTCTGCAACAAATTTACCTGGAGCTGTTTTACGAGCAACATACGTTACGTTATTTACGAAATCATAATTAACGCCTTGATATGTAGTTGTGAAATTAGAATAAGCTGGGATAGTCACAGACTGGTCTGTAATAGATGGATCAGTAATGGTAACATTTAATATTGCCATTGGAGATCTTCTAGACCTTGGTAGATAATTTAATTCTTTAGCGTGGGAAATTACTGAGTTCTTTAAGACAGCTGAGTCTAAGAACATTTCGTTAACTGCCATGTTTGTATAGAAGTTATTTTGGAAAGTATTATATGCTAACACATCCAAAAATACGCTCATATTAGAGCCTTCAAAGTTATAATCTTTAAATTGAGTTTGGCTTGTCAGATATGATTTAAACTGCGTTTTAATTGCTTGGAAATCAAGTTCTGAAATATTTAGTTTAGCCATTTACCTAGTCCTCTCTAGAAACACGTCTAACGCAATAGGCTGTTCTACGTTTTTGATATAGAATACTATTTTTACATTAACTTGATTGTCATCAATATTTGAGCTTACGATTACGTCAACAAGTTCTGCGCGTGGCTCATTAATTTCAATAGTATCTCTTACTTTATCTTCGATTAATGTTATAACCGACGGCGTAATATTTTCAAATAACATTGCTTGTATATCGCCGCCAAGGTTTGGCTGCATTAATCGTTCACCGCGATTTGTTAATATTAAATTTTTAATTGATTCCTTTACAGCGTCTTCATCTTTAAACACTGTTAAGTCATTAGACACAGGGCTTTTCTCAAGATTCTTTTTGAAATCTTGATAAATGGTAATTTTCTTTGTTCGTGCTGTATATAGTTCAGCTACCATTGTGCGCTCCTACTTTACTTTATTTATCTTTATTTTCATTAGCTACCCCAGTTGCGAACTCGCCCGAGATCAAAATGTATAAAGTTTGAGCCAGAGTAAAATCCAACACCACCAAAACCACAATCTCGGCCGTATTGTCTTATTTGGGGCCAATCACTTTTGTTCCAGCCTACGTTTGAAAGATCTATTGCTATCTTTTGCATATGCAAAGAATTTTGAGCAACAGCACTGCTTTGCGACCGCAGATACGCATTATCTCTTGGGCTTCTATAACCACTGGTCATCAGCCAAGGCCCACTAATAAGACCTTCACGTGTACAAATCCCATGCAATCTTTTAACTCTTACTTTTACGTCATTTGAAAGAACCGTCCAAGCTTCGTGAGTAGGCTTGGCTGATTCACGCCTTAACCACCCTGCTCCAGGATTTGGCTTAATCCAATAAACTT